CCGCTTGGTTTGTAAATGCAAGATAAGCAATCTTGTTTGGTGGCACATTATTTTCTTTCAACTCTTTTTCTACTATGCGTAGTAAGTGCGTTGTTTTACCTGTTCCCGGTGGTCCAAATATAATATTTCTATCCATGTGTCTCCTCTTCATGACACCATTTACACAAAACTTCTAATTGAGCTACATTTTGATGAAAATCTTTCCAACGTTTAGCTTGTTCTCTGTCTTTGAATTTTGCAGAAAATTTAACTCTAATTGTTTCAATCACATCTTTATCTTTATCTACTATCTCGTTTAAAAATTCATCAAAAATTTCTTTAAAGGGAACTACGTGATGAGCTTCTACATTTTCCCAAGAGTGTTGCACGTTACATCTATTACACACACAATTTTTAATTTCTTTAATTTTTTTTATTTGGTCATCTACTTCCCACCTTGCCGCTTTTTGTATTAAACTAAATTTATTTTTATCTGTTGTTCCAAAACAATTAAAAGCCGCTTTAAAAGATACTGTTTCAACTCCATTATTTAATGTTTCTTTATCGTTTTCATTTAATCTAAAAGCTAAAGACTTTGCTAACTCTCCGCCATGAGCATCATGGTTACTTGCTTTTGAAACAAAAGCTACATACCAATCTATAGGACACTTGTTTTTAAATTTTCTTTCCAAATATTCTTTGTCTTTTGAAGGGTAATTAATAAACAAATAGTCTAATTCAGATTTTTTAATTGGTGTAGTTTCATTTAATCTTATTAAATAACCTTTCTCAGGCAACTTAAAAAGTTTTCTTTTTTCTACATAAAATTTTTTCGCCTCTGCTTTTGATTTAAAATCTTTTCCTAAAATGTTTCTATATTTCATTAAAACGGTGTCTCCTCTCCCATATCTGGTGTTTGTAAGTCATCTTGACTTTTTCTTTGCCAAGGCAAATACCAAAGATAAGCGGTCTTGCCTTTTACCTTACGTCTAGCGTCACCACCACCTAATTTGTTTCTTATGTGCGCCATCATTTCTGTAGAACTAAAATCTTTAAAATCATTTTTCTTTAAAAACTTTTGTAACCAATCTGATTTAAAGTGAGCTGTCATTCTGTTTACTTCTACTTCTTTTTCTGTTCCGTTGTCCTTGATCTTTTCTACATACTTGCGTTCTTCAAATAACGCTTTACCTATTTCTATTTCATCGACATGTTCTGCTTCACCTTGGTCCTCTAAAAATCTTTCTAGTAAACTTTCAAACCTACCAGCCTTTGTTATTTCATGTGGCATTTTTATTGTTTCAACAACCTCCATCATTTGTTGCATTCTTGTGTCCCAATCACGCGATGGTAAAAGATTAGGATAAATACTTAATTCATTCATACAAGCTTTTCTAAATTTATGTTGATCGTATAATTGTTCCGTTGATAGTTTTAATCTTCTACCATCTATGTTTAAGAACCATGTTGATTCATCACTTTCAAACTTAGTCAAGTCACTTACTTGATGCTCAAAAGATCGACCTATACCATATTGTCTAGCACGACATTGTATTGGTGAGCATACTGCACACATAGGTTGGTCTTTACATTTATATTGATAATCTTTTCTTTCATGTTGTCTTATTGTTTTTTGCACTTGTTGAGAACGTAACGGTGGGTCCATGTATTTGTGATTAAAATCCTCTATCTTATCTTGCCATTCTTCTGGCCATTTCTTTTTCGCATACACTGCATATTGATATAATGTGTTATCTCTGCCACCTTGCGGTACACCTTGTGACATAAGAGTTGCAATGCACGGTGGTCCGTCATCTAATTCATTTACTTGTTCTTTTCTTTCTATTTTAAAATTAATTAAATCTTCTTCTGATATGCAGTATTGATCATAAAGATCGAAAAAATTATTGAGGTTAAGACTAGTCCCGTCATCATTAAAAGAATAACGTAAGCTATCATCAC